GGCGCGGGCGGGGGGCCCTGTCGCCCGCCCCGATTACTGGGAGATCCCGGAGGAGGAACGCTGAAGATGGTGGCCAAGATCCGCACCTGCGGCCTTTCGGGGATCCGCGGCGTCTCGGTGCTGTGCGAGTGTTATCTCAGCGGCGGTCTGCCGCGCTTCGACGTGGTCGGTCTGCCCGACCTCTCGGTCAAGGAATCGCGCGACCGCGTCCACGCCGCGCTCAAGACCAACGGGTTTGACTTCCCGCAGCGGCGCATCACGGTCAATCTGGCGCCTGGAGAGCTGAAAAAGGAGGGGCCGATCTACGACCTGCCGATCTTTGTCGGCCTGCTGTGCGCCTCGGGACAGCTGCCGCCGCCGCCGGAGGACAGCTGCTTTGTCGGCGAACTGACGCTCGAGGGGCGGCGGCGGCACGCCACCCGCAAC